TGGACAAGATTGTTTATGTCTTCTTCATGAGTATCTACCCAACTGTTTTCAAAAATTTCTTCAGTTTCAATTTGGGTTTCGCCCATAGGTATTCTATCCTTTATTAAATCGGCTGTTTCAGGTATAGATTCAGTCATAGATTGATAAAAGAGCAGTCTGTTTAGTTCTGTGTCTCTCCTATTTATTGCAAAATCAGATGTAGCTTTAGCTTTAGCATTAAAAGATAATCTAACCGCATTACCAACGTATTGCTCTACCATTGGTCTTATAAGGTTCTTCGCAATCTTTAGTCGATTCCTAACGTCTCCTGATTCATCTAAAAAGAATCCTTCTAAATCTTCATCGAATATCCATTGTCCGTCACCGCCTTTATAGAAAGACCAATTCGTAAGTGTTTTTGTAACGAAGTTTCTGTGAAGGGGATGATTCATCCCTTGAAGTGTCCACCTAGCATATTTTACATGATACTCCTTATCTTTTTTGGTTCCAAGTCTACTTGGTCTCTGCGTTGATGTATTAACAAATAAAGGCATACTTATACGGTTTTAGTCTAGTCGGTCTCTTACTCTTTCGATGGAACTCTTGACTGTAACTTCTTTTTCTTTTTTAACAGTAACTCCGTATCCTGACTCCATTCTATTAATCATTTCAGGCATCTTAGCGGAAACATCCATCATCAAAGATGCGTATTTTTTCTGCTCATCAATGTCCATCGTCTTCTTCTCTTCTTCAGTTTTAACGACTATTGTTTGTAATTGGTCAAACATGTACTCGTCAAGCATTTTTGCTCTCAGCCTGTAAGAAGGATTGAACGTGGACATCTTCGTTATTCCTTCTTTCAGCTTCTGAGGGATTTTACCCTCGTGCATTTCTAGGTACTCTTTCCTGTTCCTAGAGGCTGAATTGTAGCACTGCTCAAGTGCAGCTCTTAATCTTTTCTTCTTCTCATAACTAGCAATTGGTGAGGTTCGATTCCCCACCAACCAACATAGCTTTAGTTCCCTTGAACTCAAATCCTCAAATTCCTTATACCCCTTTAGTTCGGGATAGTCTAACTCCATGTTGCTAGACTTCGGCTCAAATAGCGTTACTTCACTCATTCACTATTTCTTTTCCCCTTTTGGTGCGTAATATGGGTCTTTTCCCCTTTCCTCTCTACCTCTTCTCCTTCTCTCCTTGTCGTAAGAGCCAGCTATCTCGTTTAAACTTTTCCCTAAAGCTGATGTTTTGTTTGGAGACGATGACCCCCCTTTGTATGCTAGAACTCGATTGTTTCCCTGTATTTCCCCGCCATACTTTTTTGCATCTGCTCGTGATTGTAAATTGGAATTGTATCTAGCATTTATGCCTTTTATTCTAACATTTGTGTCGCTTGGGTTTCTTCTAGCCTCTTCGCCTGCTGTTTCAGTCGTGTATGACTTCCCCTTCCAAGTAAATGTCTTTTCTCCCGACTTTCTTGCAGAAGCAAAGGATTCCCTAAAGCTCTTGGATTTTTCTGTTTTTCCCTTGTTAAGTTTTTTTACAGTGATTTTAGGTTTTTTTTCTGTTACCTTTTTCACTTTACCGCTTACATTGTTCTTGACAGGTGTAGGGCTTTTTAGAGGCATCTGTTTTAAGTTTTTTGCCTCCTTTTTCATCTGCTTTTTGTCTTTTCTACTAACTTTTATTTTAGGTGTCGCCATGATTTTTAGGTTTTATTGGTTTCTTTTAGTTAGTGTTTGTTTCCTCATAAGCCTTGGCATATTTCTTGGCGCATCATAAGGGTTGCTCCTGCCTTTTACCCCTGTCTTTGCAGCCTTTGCAGCAGATTTTCCTGCTTGTTTTGCTTCCCCTGCTTTTGCCTTGTCCTGTTTAGAAACGTATGTCTCAGCAGCTTTTCCTTTTTTGACATCTCTGCTTACTAACTCTGTAGGCTTAATGGCTCCCCTTTTTTCCATGCTTGTGTTGGGAGTTTGCTTTTTCACTTTAACGACAACTTTGACTTTTTTGCCGCCTTTGTCTTTTTTTACCTTTTCTATTGTCTTTTTTCCTCCTTCGTAAGTGACGTTCCTTTCTTTAGTGCCTCCATGAAGTCTTTTTTTAAGCACTTGCTTTTCCCCTACTCTTTTGTCGGTCTTAGGGTCTCTTTTTACGTTTTTGGTTACGACTATTCTTTTTTTTTCCATTACTTTAATCTTATCTCGTCAACGAGTTAGTTAACAAAGGGAGATTTCTCCCCCTTCTTTAAGGTTTACTAACTTCTTATATTCCAAGATAGTCAGACACAGGTGTGTGAGTCCCGTCTAGTTCAGCATCTAAAGCTGTGATAAAAGCAGCATAGTTTGCTTGTCCTAACAGAACATACACTCTGATAAACTCAGGATACCCTACTAATGCTCCGCTAACAACATTACTTCTTTTGAAATTAACAAAGTCGATTTCGTAAGTAGTATATGTTCCTGCAGGTGCAGCTTGGTTTGGGTAGTCTGCATTAACAACCGCAGGAGTTCCTGCAGGTGCTACATGAGGAGTTCCTGTTGCAATAACTGCTCCCGAAGCAGAAGTCATTGTAAAGGCTCCGTCAGACAATACATCTTGAGTAAGCTGAACTGTTCCTGCTCCACCTGAAGCCGCTGTTACACGTTTTCCTGCATCAGCATTAATTCGAGCAATAAACAAATCTCTCAATGCATTTGCTGTTGGTGCAGACGTTCCTGAAGTAACTACATACTCACGAATAGGAACCAAGTCGTTTGACTCTGCTCTCCCACCGTCAGCCATTACCTGTACTGTGTTAAATCCAATTAACCTTGGAAACTCTACAGAGATTCTGTACTGAGAATCAGCAAGTAGAGCAACTGCCGAAAGGTCGATAGTTGATATTTGCGCTGTTCCTGCAGCGTATGCAATTTTTCGTGATGCCGTAGCATCTGACAGAATTAAAGGAGCTGTCAAAATATCCGCTAATGGAGCGTTGCCCGCTAACGTAAGTTTTCCTCCGCTAAGGATAGAGTTTTGCACTAAAGGCGTTGCTGTTAGCCCTGAGTTAATCACTCCACCTTCTGATGGTTTATGTGCCATTTTATTATGGTTTTATTACACAGAATGGTGTGCGCCATTCGGTACGATTTTTATATAAACTACTCGCACAGTATAATTAATTGTAACAAATATAATAATTTGTTTTTCATCATTTTCTGATGTATCTAATAATTTTTCCTTTTCCGTCTACTTCTGCTAGTCTAAGTTTCCATCCTGTTTCGGAATTTTGCACGTATTTAATTTTTCTTGTTTCCTTTCTAGCTTCGTTAATTAGTTTGGGTTCGTATCTAGAGTGTGATTGTGCGTTTATGTATGCGAATACCATAGAAAATATTCCATCATCGTAATCGTATTTGAGGTCAGCGGCTTGGAATCTAGTTTGTCTGTGTGTTGCGCTTCCTTTCAGGTCTTTTTGCACAAATGTTTTGAGTTGCAGGAAGAACCAAGGGATGTATATGTTTTCTGCGTATGCATCAATCATTTCTATAATCTTGTTGGATATGTGTCCTGCTGTGTTTGTTTTGTTGGATATTCCCCACCAACCTGATGTGGGTGTTTGCAGGAATGGTGGAAGTATGGAGTTTGCGGTTAGTCTTCTGCTCACTCCTATTTGTTCTTGAAAATCGTAGTATAGTTGTCCGATATTTCTTTCTAGCAGTTCTTTTACTCCACCTTCGTTATTTTTATCGTAGTATAGTCCTTGCAGTACGCATTGCAGGTAACATTCCTTATAGTCTCTAACTCTCCAAAACACCATAGATGAGCAGGTGTTGGTGTAGGCATCCCAAATAGATGCTGACATTTTTGAGTGACCTGTTTCTGAGTTTATGGGGTCAGTTCCTTGGTAGTATCTATATTCCCAAAGTTCGTCATTGGGTGGGTGTTTAAATATTATGGTTGTGGTTCTTTCGTCTTCCATTCCTTCTGTTGGAATGAAGTTGGCTCCTTTAAGTGCGTAGGGTAATACTCCGTGTGGTGTTGGTTCGGTTGTGTTGTATATTGGCTCAAAGTATCCGTATTGTGGTTGGTCTTGTGGGCTTAGGTTGTATATTTTACTTAGGTAGCTATTGCATTTGGCAACGGGAATAATAGTTTTGGCGGTTCTCAGGAACATATCCTCTAGGGTAATGGGATAGTGTTGGTGAAATTGTACTTTAGAGCTTTCTGATTCTACTCCTGATTTGGAGTAGTATACTTTTTTCTCGCTTTCGTATATTTCTTTGCTCATTCCTTGTCTTGCGTATGCATCGAAGAACAGGGGTATGATTCCGTACTTGTAGTTTTCGGTTCTCCAAGCTTCGACAGCGGCTTTAAATTCGGATTCAAATACGGCTCCACCTTTTGACATTTCTCCACCTGTTCCCCAACATACTAGCTGTCTTCTCATTTCCATTTGTCCGTTATCGGGGTTAAAGAAGAACAGGGTAGGTCTACCTTCTCTCATCATTTTTCCGAACAGTTCAAATAGTCCTATTTCGTCAATTAGCACAAGGTTTGGTGCGCCACCGTTTATGGCATCTACAGCGGGGGTGTCTACTTGTATTCTAGAGTGTGAGCCTTCTGTTCTACCTTTCTTTTTGGTTTTTCCTTTCATGGAAAGTGCAGAAGCTGAATCGTTGTGTGGTTCTTCTACTAGCCATTCGGGTATTTTACCGAAACCCCATCTGATTTTGTCTCTAAAGATTTCTTCTCCTTTGTCTCTAGAGTGTGTAATAAATTTACAGAAGAATGATTTTTTGAATGAGATTTTGCACATAGCCACTAATCCCATAGTTGTAGTAAACCCGATTTGTCGGGCTTTCCCAATCATAGTATTGTACCCACAGTCAACGAGGAATAGTAGTATCTGTTGCGCCTTCCATGCTTTGTATTTGACCTCCCCGCCACTTGCATCTCCTTCTTTAAGATAGCCGTATTTGTTGGCGAAGTACAGTGAATGAATTTGGCATCTTTTATATTCTTGTACGATGTAGTCTTCTTGGTCTTCGGTATTGGAATAGTTGGTAATATGGTCATCTTCATCTAGCCATTGTTTTGCTTGTTTGACGTAGAGTTCAAATGGTTTATAGGTAATCATGTTTCTCCACCCTTTGTTCATGGAGTTTACCCATCTAACGAAAGAGCGGGGGTATTCCATAGGTTTGTGAGCGGGAAACCAATCATCTGTTTCAACTTTTTTGTCGAACTCAAATTTTTCAAACGGCAAATCTACATCTATTTCTTCCATAATGCTTTGTGTTCTTGCATATCTTCTTTAAAAATGCTCATGGAGTATTTGATTTGCATGAATGACCCTTTCCATGCATACGCAGGATTAACGTGATATGTTCTGATGTTATTTTTTTTAGAGTATTTAACTACTCCTTTGTCGTCTAGTTCTTTCAATGCTCTAATGACAGTTCTAGATGACATGTTTAGCGATTCGGATATGTTTTTTTGAGTGGCATCGAAGACGAGGTTATGGTATTTCATATTGGATAGCATGTACAGTAGTACTTTAATGCTTCCACCGCTAAGGTTTTGTATTAGCTGTAATTGTGCTTTTTGCCACAATGAGATAAAGCCAAGAGTCTTATTGCTGCTCTTTCTAATGCTTTGAATTATTTTAGAAGCTTCTACGGGGTACACTTCAGCTACGGGAACCATTTCTCCCGTTTCTTTATCTAAGTGATACAAGGTATCTACGTCAATTTTATCAGCATCTACTCGCTTTAGTTCATTGTGAAGAAGACTGTAAACCCTTGTTATCTCCGTCACTTCTTGATTCTATTATTGCGTTTAAGTTCTTTTTTATTTTTTTGAGGTATCCTATTTTCTGTTTATAGTTTTTACCCTCAAGTCTCATCATAGAGGATACTGCCCTGAGAAATTCTTCAGGTGTCATATCTCCTTTGAGTTTATTGCAGTCTCCGCAGGAGTGCAATTTATTTTTGTTGGCTCTAATCCCTCCCCTGCTTTCGGGAATCAAATGGTCAACAGTTCTTGAATAGTCGTTTAGTACAACCCCGCAATAGCAACATGCATCGGGATTGTTTTTAATCGTGGCTCCATAAATCTTCCACGAAGTTTTTGTACTCATATTTTTTTAATCTCTTTTAAGTACTGAGGGATAGTAAATTTATTACCGCTTTTGGATTTAATAAGCTCTCTTGGAATCCAAGCTTCTGTTCCGTCTTTCATTTGAATCAAAATAGATGCTCTAGTAGGTTGGTCAATTAAAACCTTATCTACAGTCACAACCACATGTCCTTTAGGTGCTTTAGGCGCAGCTTTCTTTTTAGCTACTTCTTTTTCTTTCTTAGCCATTTTAGTAATTTATTGATTTACTCAAATTTAGAAAAAAACAATTAAAAGAAAAACCCCCTCTGTAGAAGGGGTCGTTCCATGTCTCAACTTGATAGGTAAATCATAATCAGACAGTCCCATTTAATCCCTCTAAATCTAATAATTTTTTCACAAAGGTTTGCCATCTGCACCAAACAATTTGCTTTTCTTTTTCTTTTCTTCTTCCATCCCCTCTGCTATTGCCATTAAAGACAACTTAACTCCTGCAGAAACAAACATCTGCAAAGACTCATCAGCCAATCGGTCAAAGGTATGCTCCTCATGTCCCGTTAGTGAATATATCTTCACCCCAACATTATCAGCCTTATCAGAAGTATTCGCATATATCCGCAACTTCTTTAACTTACCTTCCATCTTCTTCTCAACCCGACAATGACTCTTAGCCATTAACTTCTCAAAATCTACATACTTCATACCATCGTAATAAAAGCAGGAGTGTGTTCCCCCACATAACTTCCCAAAATATTATAACTAAAATACTCCAACGCTTCTTCATAGGTCATCTTATCCCGCTGAATAAACTCTTCCAATATCAAGTCCTTATCGTAAATTAAAAAAGGCTCAGAACCGAACCTCTCCCCAACACCAACAATAGCGTTGTTATGCCCACTGATTATCTGAAACTCAACATCCACATAAACTTCCAATATCTCATCTAACTTATCCATCAAATACCTTTTACATTAAAGCAAAAGGGCGGCAACCCCTTACCGCCCAAATACCTTAAAAATGAAGAGTATGGTCTATATTCCCGACCTAGGGCATCACAAACATACAACAATTTAACTATATGACAAAATAACACGTAACTTACCTGCTCTCATGTCACCCTATTTTAGCCCTACAACCCCCGTAAACACTACAAACCTTACAATAATTTCTTCCATTTTATGTTTTCATATATTAATACCTTCCCAATCGGATACAAACAATACCACCCAAATTAACACACCCTCCCCCAT